CCGCTGGCGGGGCGCGCCCTGCCGTGTCTGCCCGATGGCAGCCAGCCCAAAATCTCTTTTGGCACCGCGCATGGCTCGTGGGCAATGTACGAAGGCGTCTCCTTGTCCGTGGCAATCACCATCACCATCGCCCACGTCATCAGCAGCGTCGAGGCGCACATCCTCTACCTCGACGACCTGCCACAGCCGTTTGAGATCTACACCATCCAGGCGGGCAGCAGTACACCGCGTGCTGTCGCCCTCTACTTTGGACAAGTGTGGGCGGATGCCCCGTGGCCGTCGTCAACCTGGACCAATACCAACGTCATCATCAACAACTGCGAGGACCCCGACTAATGGCCATCCTTACAACCTCCGGACGTATCGCCCTTGCCACCGCTATCAAGGGCAGCACCCTGCATCTTGCCTGGGGGAGCGGCGAGGCGGAATGGGATACCACCCAGCCCCGCGAACCGCGCAGCGCCATCGCGCTCACCAATGAAATCGGGCGGCGCAAAGTCAACCTCGTCGAGTACTGCACCCCGCAGGGCGACGGCGATATCGTCATGCTCGGTGCCCGTTTCGCAAAGAGTGACACACCGACCGCCAATCTGCACCTGCGTACCGACTTTGACTTTAACGACGGCCTCGGCGAGACCATCCGCGAGCTCGGTGTCTTTGTCGGTACTACAACCCGCGCCGGCCTACCCGCCGGGCAAACCTATTTTCCGCCGAGCGATATAGCCACCCCCGGCACTCTGCTCGCTATCGATTACATCACCGCCGTGCAACGCGGTGTCGGGGCGCGCATCAGCTTCGATTTTGTCATCACCTTCTGACGCCATGCCAAACATTGACCTAGCCAACTACTACTGCCGCGACATCACCCGCGAAGAGCTCATCCTCTATCGCGCCGGCCTGGGCCTGCAATCGCCCGAGTTGAACGAATTGCAGGACATCAACGACACGCGCCTCAGACGTATCGCCGACCGCTTCATGAGCGACGGCTCGATACAGAGCGGCGGCGCAGTTGTTATCAATCCCGACACTGGCGAGACCACCTGCGCCGCTTCGGAAATCTACCTGCGCGGCCGCATCCGTGATGTGCCGGAAGCCAAACTCAATATTCCGCTCACCGGTGTCGTGGAAATCGGCGTCTGGCTGACCGAGGCCGTCGTCACTGAACTGCAAGATCCCACCCTGCGCGATCCGTGTGAAGGGACACGCAATTACGACGAACCGGGCGCGGCACGGCTGCGCATCAGCGCCGTATGGGGATTGTCCACCGATGGTGGTACCGGCAATTTTTATCGTGTCTATGACGTGGAAAACGGTGTCCTCAAAATCAAGTCCGCCCCGCCAGACCTCTCCGGCTTTGCTTCGGCACTGGCCAGGTATGATCGTGACAACAATGGCGGCCACTACGTCATCCACGGCCTGTCACTGGTGTGGCTGTCGCATGATGATCGCGAAGAAACCTATTCGCTGCTTGAAGGAAAAGCGCATGTGTACGGGCACGAAATCGAACTGCCCACCGCGCTGCGTCTGCGTTTCCCCTTTGACCCTGACCTGCAAACCATCCTCTCCGAGCCGCACCAGTTTTCCGGCGGCGGCAGCGGAAAAATGCGGGTCAATGTGGACCGCGCGCCCATCCACGATATCCGCAAGGTGGACATCACCAAACAGGCTACCGCCACCGTACTGCACGGTAGTTACGCCGGGGTGGCAGATGCACTGCCCGATCCCGCCGTGATCGAGATTGTCGAAGTCAAACAAGGCGGCACCACCTACAAAAAGACACAGGATTATGTGTTTTCCGGCGGCATGATCGACTGGTCGCCCGCCGGCGCCGAACCCGCACCGGGCTCCAGTTACGAAGTGACCTATAAACACATCACCCAGATCACCCCCATTGATCCGGACGAGCGTGGTTTTACCGTAGAAGGTGCGGTCGAAGGCTCGCTGATATTGATCGACTACCAATGGCGTCTGCCGCGCACCGATACCCTCACCATCGACCGCAACGGCGCACTGACCCGCATCAAGGGGATGCCGCGCCGCTTTAACCCTAAAGCGACTCCCGCCGTGAGCGGGCAACTGGAGTTGGCGCAGTTACAGCACGCTTGGTTTAAGGATGCGCCAACGGCGGTGAAAAACACCGCGATCGCGGCAGTCAGTATGGGCACCCTGCAAGACATGCGCGCCGACATCTTTAACCTCTACGACCTAGTCGCCATCTTGCGTCTGCAAACCCGCGCCATCGCGACAGCCCCGGCAGCCACCCGTGGTGTCTTTGTTGACCCATTTTTGGACGATGCCATGCGCGACCTCGGGCAAAACCAGACCGCTGCCATCGTGGACGGTGAGCTGATGCTGCCCATCCGTGCCGATGTTGCGCCGCTCTCTGCGCATGACCGGCCGCTGACCCTGCCTTACAAAAAAGTGGTGCTGGTGGAACAGACGGCGCGCACCGGGGGTATGAAAATCAACCCGTATAGCGCCTTTGACCCCATTCCGGCGACTGTCACCCTGATGCCGCCGGTTGATACCTGGACACAAACCGAAACCGTCAACGGCGCCGCCGTGACCCGTCTGATTGGCGGCGGCAACCTGACACGCACCACCGAAAACACCGAACGTCGCACCATTGGCACACGACAGGCCGAACACCTGCGTCCCATCACCATCACCTTCCGTATTGAGGGATTTTTGCCGGACGAACCGCTGCGGCGTGTCATCTTCGACGGCATCGAAATTGAGGTAGAAAACCTATGATTACAGCAGATCACAGCGGCATCGCCCGGGGTAAATTCACCCTGCCGTCGGGCATCCCTGCCGGCACCAAAAGCGTCGAGTTTATCGGCGAGCGTGGCACACGCGGCCTTGCGCAATTTATCGGGCGCGGCGAAATCACCATCGAGGAACGCCGCCGCGTCATCACTGTGCAGCGTTACGACCCGCTGGCGCAAACCTTTACCCTGCTTACCGAAGGCCGCCACATTGCCGCCATCGGCCTGTGGTTTGAGGACATCGGCACGCTGCCGGTCACGGTACAAATCCGCGAAACGGCGACGGGACTGCCGACAGGCGCGGTACTTGCCGAGACCCGCATCACCGTTGATGCCATCCGCCCCGCCGGCGAAGAGACGGTGGTGGACTTTGTCACGCCCATCTATCTCGAGGCGCTGCAAGAGTTTGCCATCGTTATCCTCACCGATGACAACCGCCACAGCGTCGCCATCGCCGAAGTCGGCCAATACGACCGCCGCGCCCAGCGCTATGTGACCGAGCAGGGCTACAGCGTCGGCGTCTTGCTCTCCTCCAGCAATGCTAGTACCTGGACACCGCACAACAACGCCGACCTTGCCTTCCGCATTTACGCCGCTGAATTTACGTCAGTAGAACACACCACCGAACTCAGCCCCGTCACCGCCAACCACGCCTCCGACCTCTATCTAATGGCCGATGTTGAACGTACCGGCATCGAGACGGATGTCACCTTTACCGTCAAAAACGACGAACACCGCTATCACCTGCAAGACAAGCAAACCGGACGGCTAGACGCGCGCACCGACGGCGAATTGAAAACCGTCGTCACCCTGCGCGGCAGCCGTACCCGCTCGCCCATCCTTTACCCCGGCGCGCTGCTCGCGCTCGGCGACCTGCAAGAGAGCGCGACCTATATCAGCCGCGCCGTTGTTGCTGGTCGTGGCCAGGCCATCGTGACGCTGGAAAGCAATGTCCCCGCCGGAAGCGCCCTCAAGGTCGAAATCGAAATTGACAGCCACTGGCAGGAATGCACCCCGGAAAACGGCGAGCCCCTCGGTGACGGCTGGGTGCGCAACGAATACAAAAAGGCCATCACCGGCGGCGACACCGTCCGCTGCCGCATCACCCTGACCGGCAACATCAACGCCCGCCCTCGCGCCCGCGCCCTGCGCATGATTACCACCTGAGGTGCTTATGGCTGACGACAAAACCACCCACTACAAATTGCCGCTGCCGAGCGCAGAGAACCTGCTCTCGGAAGATGTCGGTCGCATCCGTGACAGCCTGAGCGGTATCGATACCGCCCTCCATGACGAAAAAACTGCGCGCGAGGCAGCAGTTGACGCAGAAAGCGCGGCCCGCGCTGCGGCCATCACCGCCGAGGAAACCGCGCGCGGCGAAGACAAGGCGGCACTGGAAGCCCGTCTGAAAAAAACTCGAACCCTAGCCTTGGCAGGACTTTGATATGACCCCCGCACAAAAGGCGGCTGTTGCCGCCATCCTCAATACCGACCTCAGCACGCTTGACAGTGACCGGCTCATCGAGCTTTGCGTCATCTACCGTGCTGCCCCCGATGCCCTGGACACCTTCCCCGCCGCCCTCAAGGCCGAACTCGAACGCCGTTACAGCAGTGAGGTCATCGCGAGCGAAGACGTGAATTTCGGCGTGCTGCAACACATGAGCAACCAATTCCAATCCGCCATCCCTTACTTCCACCTGAAACTCTTGGAAATGACCGGCACCATCAACCGGGACATCTGGTTTACCGACAACGAAGCGCTCTTCCGCGCGAGCATTGACAACGCCGAGGTCGCCGCCTGGATTGTCAAGCAGCCGGACATCCTCAACAAATGCCTGGGCAATCGCCTGGCGCTCGTCTACATCGCGCAAAGCACTACCGCCGCCACCGCCATCCTCAGCGACGAAACGGCCTGCGCGGTGTGGAAAAACGCGCCCGACCTGTGGCAGGTGTGGCCTCTCTACCGTCCCGGCTTTGATGTGGTCGCCAAATCCGCCGAGCTCACGCAGTACATCATCGACACAGCGCCTGCGCTGTCCGCCGTCATTGCCGCCCCAATTGCCATGCAGGCACTGGCCGCGTCATCTACTGCCATGCGTATAGCATCCGCTTCCGGCAAGGCAATGGCAGCCGTCGCAGCGAGCGAAGTGGCGATGCAGGCCGTTGCAGCGAGCGAAGTGGCGATGCAGGCCATTGCAGCGAGCGAAGTGGCGATGCAGGCCGTCGCGGGTAGCGAAATCGCGATGAAGACCATTGTAGGCAACGAAATTGCGATAAAGGCCATCGCAGGAAGTAGAGTCGCGATGAAGATCGTTGCAGGTAGCGAATTGGCGATGCGCGGTATTGCCAGTGCATCACTTGCACTACTCGTTATCTTGCGAACGGATGCCTTCCGTGCCGAACTGATAGCCAACAATACCGCCTTCCAAGCAGTACGTACGGCGATGTATCAAACCATCAGTAATCCTGATTCCGGCTGGCAGCGGAGCAGGGCACAACGCGAAGATGGTGTTGCCTCTCTTAATTTAACCTTTGCGAACCCGGCAGGTTTTGTTTTCGCTTGCCTAGGTTATTACAGCAATCCTACAGCATCCTGTACGTTGCACCATCCCGGCGGTGCAGAGGCGGCCAAAGCTGGCTCTACGCCTAAACCGTCAGCCATGACAAGCGTTGACGGGGTCAGCTTTAATGGCGCCACTTTTACCGAACAGGGTGATGGTGTTGCCTACGCCGAACTGTGGACACCAAAAGGATAAGGAGGGCATCATGTATTACATCCTAGATCCGCAAGGCAACATCTGCGGCGAAAGCCTAGACTTATTTACGCCGGCGGAGGGTCGGCGGATAGTCGCAAAGTCCGACTATAGCCCCGACCCGGCTGCAGCCCTTTCCAAAGCGAAAGCGGCGAAACTACACGAGGCCGCCACTGCCGCGCAGGGGTTTATCGACCGTGTCGCCGGTTTGGATACTGTGCCACCATTCGAGCGGGACTCTTGGGCAACCCAGGCGCTGGAAGCGCAAGCCTGGGCTGCCGACCATGACGCGCCCACTCCCATCCTCGCCGGTATCGCCCAAGCGCGCGGTGTGCCGCTTGATACCTTGCGCGAGCGGGCCCTGGCCAAAAGCAACGCCTACAGCGCACTCACGGCATCCGTCGCCGGGCAACGCCAGGCGTTGGAGGATCGCATCCGGGCGGCAACCGACATTGACGCCCTGAATGCCGTCACCATTCGCTATGCTCCGCCGCTTATCCCTCTCGCCCCGGCATCCGGTTCAGGAGGTGAGGCATGAGTGCCTACGTTGCTTTCTACAAAGGACGACCCGGCAAAGGCGCGTCCCTGCGCGACCGTTACCGCGCCCTGTTCGATGCCACCATCCGTCTTGTCACGCGCAGCCGCTTTTCGCACTGCGAATTCGCCATTCCCGACCCACAGCGCCCAGATGTTTATTTCTGTGTGTCGTCGTCCTCGCGTGACGGCGGCGTGCGCGGCAAATACATGCGATTGCCAAGTGAGCGCTGGGAATTACTGCCCGCCATCGACCCCGCCTATTTGCGCGCACCGCATAGCCATGAATCCATCTACCGCACCCTCCCCGCCGCCACCGTGCGCGAATGGCTAGAGCGTGAGCAGGGCAGTCGCTATGACTGGTGTGGCGTATTCCGCTTTATCTGCCCATTCCTGCGCCAGTCACCGCGCCGCTGGTTTTGCAGCGAGTTTGTCGCGACCGTCCTTGAACTACCCACCCCGGCGCAGCAAAGCCCGGCATCCCTCTACCGCATCCTCGACCAACAATCCAAGGAGTTACACAAATGAGTACAGAGTACTTGCATGGTGTCCGTGTTATTGAGATCAACAACGGCACGCGACCGTTACGCACCGTCAGCACCGCCGTCATCGGTTTGGTGGCGACCGGCGAAGACGCCGACGCAACCGTGTTCCCAGAAAACAAAGCGGTTCTCATCAGCAATCTGCCCGAAGCCATCGGCAAAGCCGGTACCAAAGGCACCCTCGCCCCCGCGCTGAATGCCATCTACAAACAGGCCAATGCCCTGACCGTCGTTGTCCGCGTGCCGACCAGCAAGGAGAAAAACGACAACGGCGCCGATCAAAATGCCAAGACCATCGGCACCTTTGAAAACGGTCGCCGCAGCGGTGCCAAGGCACTCCTCTCGGCCAAGGCCGAGCTTGGCGTCGTGCCGCGCATCATTGGCGCGCCGGGGCTGGACACGCAGGAGGTCACCACTGAGTTGGTCAGCATCGCGCAAAAGCTGCGCGGCTTTGTCTATGCCCGCGCCGTCGGCAACACCAAGGAAGAGGCGGCCACTTACCGCAATAACTTCCATGCGCGCGAATTGATGCTGGTGTGGCCGGACTTCACCGGCTTCGACGAGGCGGCCAAGAAAACGGCCACCATCAACGCCGTTGCCGTCGCTCTCGGCCTGCGCGCCAAGCTCGACCATGACACCGGCTGGCACAAGACCATTTCCAACGTCGGCATCAACGGCGTCACCGGCCTCACCATCGACGTTGATTTTGACATCACCAGCACCGCCACCGATGCCAATTATCTCAACAGCAAGGAGGTAACAACGCTGGTGCGTGAACAGGGCTTCCGCCTCTGGGGTTCGCGCACCTGCTCGGATGACCCACTTTTTGCCTTTGAGAACTACACCCGCACCGCGCAAGTCATCAGCGACACCATCGCGCAAAACCACCTCTGGGCCATCGACAAACCGCTGACACCGGGACTGGCGAGCGACATCATCGCCGGCATCAATGCCAAACTGCGCGAATTTACCTCTGCCGGCTACTTGCTCGGCGGCAGCGCCTGGTACGACTCGACGCTTAACAGCAAAGACACCCTCAAAGAGGGCAAGCTCGCCATCAGCTACGACTACACGCCGGTGCCGCCGCTCGAAAACCTCAATCTGCGTCAGCACATCACCGACATCTACCTCATCGACTTCGCCCGCCGCATCGAAGCCGCCCAACCGTAAGGAGCCAACATGCTACCCAAGATTATTAAAGACGCCATTCTCACCGTCGAAGGACGAGGCTATGCCGGCACCATCGATAACATCGAGTGGCCGAAAATCACCCGCAAGACGGACGAATACCGCGCAGGCGGGATGTTCGGTCCGGTGGATATCGACCTCGGACAAGAAAAAATGGAGCTGACTTTTGAGGCCAGCGAACAGACGGCGGAAATGATTGCCCTCTACGGCACCTGCGGCCTTGCCGGGGTGAAATTCCGCATCAACGCCAGCGTCGAGAGCGAGATGGATTGCAGCGGCCACGGTATAGAAGCGGTGATGACCGGTCGTCTGAAAGAAATTGACCTCGGCACGAGCAAGCCGGGCGAGCTGCAAAAGACCAAATACACCGCGAGCCTCGCCACGTTTAAGTACAGCATCGATGGCCGCGTCCTCTTTGACATCGACTTCCCCAACAACATCTGCATCATCGACGGCACGGACATGCTGGAAAAGCGCCGCGCCAATCTGAAAATGTAATTTAGGAGCCCCCCTATGAACAACAACACCCTGACCCTCAGCAAAGCCATCACCCGCGACGGCAAACCCGTTATCGACATCACCCTGCGCGAACCGAGCGCAGGCGAGCTGCGTGGCATCAAACTATTCGATCTGATCCAAGGTGACACCGGCGCCCTGGTTGAGTTGCTGCCGCGCATCAGCACCCCGGCGCTGACCAAACAGGAGGCGCTCGGCCTAGGCCTGCGCGACACGATGCTCGCCCTCAATCTGGTCGCCACCATGATTACGGGAGGAGAAGGGGCTGACGGCAACGATGACGCGGGGAAGCCATCCCCCTAAGCGTCGAAGAAGCATGGGCAGACATCAACATTGTTTTCGGCGGCGGCTGGTCGAACCTGCTTGATGTGATTCAAGCGGTTTGGCAGGCAATTACGGAAACCATCGGGGCGGCGATTGAAGAGATTAAGGCTTGGTTTGGCGGCGTGACGGACTGGCTGAATGAAAATGTCGGCGGCTGGTCGGCATTGTTTAGCCGTGTTATGTCGGCGATTGCAACGGTTGTCGGCGCATATGTCAACGCCTATATCAACACGTTCGCAACAGGCTGGATGTTGATTAAAGAAGCCGCCAATAATATGCCGCAGTTCTTCGCCAATCTTGGCAAGGCTATCGGCAACGTGTTTATCTCTGCGATTGAGTGGATGGTAAACCGAGCGGTCGGCATGATTAACAGCATGATTGACTATGCCAACAAAGCCGCATCGATGGTCGGCGTATCGGGCATCGATAAGCTGAATAATGTTCAGATTGGGCGCATGGACGATGGCGGGCTTGGCGGGCGAATCTCTGACAGTATGTCAAAAGACCGAGTT